AGGCGTGACAGTAGACCCATCTGAGATTGATAGCAAGGTTGCATCTGGTCCAAAGAAACCCAGTAGTGGCAAGACCAACAGTTATATCCTTGACACAAACAAGAAACAGAAAGTGCATATTCAAGTTGCTAATCTCGACAATAAGAGATATGAACTGAATATGTATATTGACTGATGATTAAAGTATATCTATTCCTGATCATCATGGGTGTGCTTAGTGCCGTAGGTTTCGGTGGGTATTTGTATTATAAGGATACCCAACAACGCATTGCTATTCTTACTGAGAACAATGCAAAGCTTGAAATTGCAATTCAGATTAGTGAAGATAGTATTACAACATTGCAAAACGATATTGCAAAAAACGCAGAACTAAGTAGAGAACTACAGAAGGAATTGCAGATTGCAGAGGGTTATGGTGATGAACTCCGTGCAACTTTGCAAAAACACAACCTAACACACTTGGCAAATAAGAAGCCGGGTTTGATAGAAAAGAGGATGCAAAATGCGACCAATCGTTTATGGGATGATCTTGCTGTCATCACTGATCCTACTGGGGGGGTGCAGTCTGATGCCGTCAAAGGTAGTGACGGTAACAAAGACAGTAAAGACGGAAGTTCCAATAGTAACAAGGCCAAAGCAAGTCCAGCTAAATGATGTAAAAATCTATGTAGTTGCAAAGGCTAACTACGCTGAATTTGTCAAGGAATATGCGAAGAAGAATGGTGCTGATTCTTATATCGCACTATCAGTAAAGGATTATGAAAATCTGGCGCTGAACTTTGCTGAACTGAGACGATATATAGAACAACAGAAACAGATCATTGTCTACTATGAAAATGCGGTAGCGCCAGAGAAGAAAGAAGATAAAAATGGGAAAGTTCAATAATAAAATTTCAGCTGAATTTCATCCACCCAAGAAGTGGATTCTGGAACGAGCCCTCTCTTATCAGAATGATGAGATTGATGCGGCTGCACTACAGGCAGTTGGTGTAAAATGTCCCGATAGTAAGATCACTTGCTCTAAGGGTTTTGTCACTGACTTAGCTAGTGTGCCTCGTGCAATCTGGTGGTTGATTTCCCCGTGGGACATCGCTCGTGCTGCAATCATTCATGACCTTCTCTACAAACGCATTCGCCAGTATCGTTTCAAAAACGAAGACCCTGATGATCCGAATGTAGAAGAAGTTCAACGTGCATACAAATCTGCAAAAAAGGCATCAGATAAGGTTTTCCTGATGGCAATGAAAGATGCTGCTCCATCTGTTCCGAAGTGGAAAATGCATGCCGCATATTATGCAGTTGTTCTATTTGGTCGTTGGTCAATCATTCCAAGAGAGGAAGACTAATGATGGCTGAAGATTGGGATGTGACCTATTGCAATATTTGTGGTCACGAATCTCATTGTGGAACGAAAAGGATGAAAGATTATAGACGTGAACCTTACAGCCATGGCATTGAAGGTCAAGTAGAAGTTTGTAAATCTTGTAGATGCGAAAAATGCACAACACCAGATTGGGGTTAACTTGAAAATTCTTATACCATTTTCGGGAGGAGTTAATTCGACCTATAATCTTTGTCGCTGGTTAACGGAAACCGATGCTGAGGTTGTTGTGAGATATGCAGTTGAGAAATGGAATGTGCCCGGATACAATGATAGGGACAATATGAAAGAAATAGAGTCTATTAGAGAAATTATTCTTTTAATTAAATCCACTATCCGAGACTTTGATTTACAATTTGTTGATTGGTCAATTGATTACGTCAATAATAGAGTCCCTGTTCTCAGTGGATTTACAAAAGGAACCTATGATATTGGCATGATTCTACCACGATACGAATCGTATGCCATCTGGCCATCTGAAACTGGAGCAGATGCAATTTCTATTGGAATATCGATGGAAAATACGGCAACGGATTGGGGATATCTTGAAAATTCTGAGATGCGGGGGCTGATTGAGTCTGCTGGTGTTGATATCTATCTAGGCGGTTCTCCTGATCTAACTCCCATACCAACGGGTAAAGACCTTGATCCTGATTTGTTTCACAAGACACTCACAGGTAGATTTGCACAATATGAAGCAATGCCAGAGGAGCTTCGTGTGCTTACTCATAAGTGTGACACATCCACATGTAATAAATTGTGGTGTATGCCTTGCGCCTACCAAAGAGGATATGAAACTTTTGTTGCAGATGGAAAAACAGGACGTGACTTTGATTTATATTGTGCTGAAAGGGGTAGTTATGGTCCATTCCGTTCACTAGCTAACAAAGACACTTACACATATCGAGGCGAGGCCTCGCCGACCTCTAGTAACAATCGGTGGAATTATTTAGCCGATGCTGCGGGCCTTCCATGGCCTTCAGTGGTCGTATAAATAAATAAAAAGGAAACAGTATGTGGTTTTTTTTAATAAGTAGTATTGCCTCTGCCGTTATTGGTAGTGCCGCAGATTCTTGGTTCTCTGACACCAAGATGGGTAAGTGGTTCTATCGTAAGGTTGATGATGTTGCATCATGGGCATCTAGGAAATTGGGATTGAAGGTTCTTGCTGATGAAACGAATTGGAAGACAAAATACCCAAATGTCAGTTTAAAGATTGACAGTCTAGAAGTCAGAATAAAACAATTAGAGGAGAAATAAATGTTTAGTTGGATTAAAAGTAGAGTAATGGAACGCACTTCATGGGATGGCGGCGCACTGATTGCTGTTGGTCTTGTGGTGTTGTTCCTCGGCCCATTTGCGAAGTATGCTGCACTTGCAGCAATTGCATGGGGTGTTCTTACCATGTTGAAATCTGAGAAGTAGATATTATGGGAGAGTTGGAAACAGAGGTTGAGCTTCTTAAAAAAGAAGTAGCAGATCAAACAAAAATACATGACCGTTTGGACATTGCGATTGAAAAATTGACCGATGTTTCCAACTCAATCCATCGTATGTTGTCTGTGCATGAAGAGAAGATTGCTCGCCAAGAAGAAACAACTACAGCTGCAGATAACAAATTAGAGATTCGTCGCATAGAACTAACCGCTAAGATAGACGAACTTCATTCCCGCATTACCACAAATACCAAAGAGATTATGGCTGCGGCACTAGTGCAACATACCCAGCAGAATAAAGAGATACAGAAGATTAAGGATGAACTGGCCACAAGGGTAGGCGTTCTGGAGAAATGGCGTCATGTCCTGATAGGAGCATCAATTGTCGCCGGATTTGTTTTGCATAAACTGCTGCAAATCACTTGACATTATACCATAGACCTGTTATTATGTATGAATGTCATATATTGATACCAAATACTTAAATATTATCAGTCCTTATCTTCAACAGTTCAAGAAGAAGGGCGATAATTTATGGAACTTCCGTTGTCCCTATTGTGGGGATTCCCAAAAATCACGAACTAAGACAAGAGGATTTGTCTTCCGTAAGAACAATGACCTGTTCTTCAAGTGTCATAACTGTGGCGTTGGTGCATCTTTGGGTAACCTAGTCAAGACAATAGACTCAAAAACCTACAAAGACTATATAATGGAACGATATAAAAAAGGTGTTGAGACTCGTAGTAGTCCTCAGCCGGAGTTCAAATTCAATGCACCAGTGTTTCGCAAAAAAGGTATTCTTGAAGGTCTTAAATCTATTAAAGACCTACCTAATGACCACCCAGCGAGACAGATTGTGGAAAGACGAAAACTCCCTCTGGAATCACTCTCCGATTTATATCTATGCGAATCATTTTATAAATTCACAAATACGATAATCAAAGGTAAATTTCCTTCCTTGGGTGGCGATCATCCAAGGTTGATTATTCCGTTTCGTGATGAACAAGGTGAAGTGTTTGCGTATCAGGGTAGAGCCTTTGGTGATGAACAACCTAAGTATATCACCATCAAGATTGATGCTGACCGTGACAAGATTTTTGGTCTGGACAAGATAGACAGGGGTAAACCTATTCTTGTTGTTGAAGGACCGTTAGATAGTCTGTTTCTGGATAACTGCATTGCAGTTGCCGGAGCAGACTTTAGTAATATTGAAGGTGGCCTCACAATCATCTACGACAATGAACCTAGAAATAAGGAGATCAACAAACAGATAGAGAAAACAATTGATCAGGGGAAGAGCGTATGCCTGTGGCCTGATACTATGGAGTATAAGGATATCAACGATATGGTTATCGGTGGATATACTAAAGAAGAAATACAAGAAATCATAACAAACAATACTCTCTCTGGACCAGCGGCAAAGTTGAGGTTCGCAGAATGGAGAAGAGTGTAGGAGCAAAAGATGAACACCGCAACCGCTGAAGTTGTATACCTCAAAACCACAGAAGAATACGTTGGAATTAAAATAGACAGAACAAAAGATCAATCTCTGTCAGAACAAGCTAAGAAGTTACTTACAGATTATTACCAGACAAAGGATGAAATATCACCACAACAGGCATATGCACGAGCAGCGGTTGCGTATTCATATGGTGACATGGAACTTGCCCAGAAGATTTATGATTATGTAAGTGATGGTTGGTTTATGTTTGCTTCCCCGGTCCTATCCAATGCTCCTATGCCGGGTGAGAAGACACGAGCTCTTCCTATCTCCTGTTTCCTCACATATGTTCCTGATACCCTTGAGGGTTTGATTGACCATTCTGCTGAGTTGCGTTGGTTGTCAGTCAAGGGTGGTGGTGTTGGTGGACATTGGAGTGATGTTCGTGCAGTGTCAGATAAAGCACCCGGTCCTATGCCATTTATCCATACAGTAGACGCTGACATGACCGCATATCGTCAGGGGAAGACCCGTAAGGGGTCATATGCTGCATACATGGACATCTCCCACCCTGATATTATTGAGTTCCTAAACATGCGTATACCCACAGGAGACGTGAATCGTAAGAACCTTAATTTGCATCATGCAGTGAATATTAGCGATGCGTTTATGCGAGCAGTAGAACGTGATGAGATGTGGGATTTGGTTGATCCAAATGAACAAGATGCCCGTGACAGTATGAAGGCTAGAAAATTATGGGAAACTGTGTTGGAGACACGTTATCGCACAGGTGAACCATATCTTAACTTCATTGATACAGCCAACCGTGCATTACCACAGACCATGAAAGATAAAGGATTAAAAATCAACGGGTCTAACCTGTGTCTTGTGGGTGATACAAAACTTGATTGTATTATAGACGGCGATCCCTGTTTTGGGGTTACACTTGAATATATTTGCAAACAGAGTTTTGCTGCTGATGTTAAAGTTCTGTCCTATAATGTGGAAACTGGTGAAACTTCCTATCAAAGAGTATTATCTGGTTCGTTGATGAATAATGATGCTGATTTGATTCGTATTGAGGATGAAGAAACTGGCAACTTTATTGAATGCACCCCCGACCACAGAGTATTCACAAAAAATCGTGGGTATGTAAAGGCTGAGGATTTGAACGAGGATGATGATCTTGTCTTTGGTTAGATAATAGTAGATGGATTTCTATAGATTTGTTTTATTATAAATATAAGTATAACAAGAAATCCATCTACTCATCTATCGGGGATTAATATGAAATACACAACATATCTATTAACATCTAAAACATCCGGCAAACAATATGTGGGATATAGTTCAAAGGGTGTATCAGCGAGATTGCACAAACACCATATTAATGCTAAACGAGGTCAGCAGACGCATTTATATAATGCGATACGATTATATGGTATAGATGATTTTTCATCAAAGATATTGTGGGAAGGTCGTTCTAAAAAGAAAGCAACTGATATGGAAAAGTTCTATATTAAAAATCTTGATACTTATGTGAATGGGTATAATCAAAGTCTTGGTGGTGATGGTGGATATTGTGTTCCCCCAGAGAAACGAGATGAGTTTTATAAAAATCATAGTAGGATGATGAAAGGAACGAATAATCCCAGATATATTAATGTTGATGACGAAACACTGCTTGAAGGCGCATATTCTTATTTTAAAGAACATGGTGTATTACCATTATATCACTGGTTTATATATAGTAAAACTCTTGGTTTTCCCACAAGTTATGCGCTGTGTAGATTTGAAGATTTGGGTGGTGGCAGAGTGGGATTTAAAAATTCTATGAAGAAAAAATATGGGTTGTGTGACGATGACTTTAAATATGTAAAAACTAAAGAACACAAACAAAAACTAGCAGAAGCAAGTAGGAGAAAATAATCATGGCCTTAAAAATAACGAAACTAACTCAGCGCCGGCCCGTATATGATATTACTGTAGAGAACAACCACAACTTTTATGCTAATGGTATTGTTGTGCATAACTGTAATGAGATTCACCTTCCTACTAATGAAGATCGCACTGCTGTGTGTTGTTTGTCATCTGTCAATCTGGAGAAATTTGATGAATGGAAGGATACTACAATGATTCGTGATCTTATTCGATTCCTAGATAACGTCCTTCAGTTCTTCATTGACAATGCGGGTGATGAAATCAGTCGTGCTCGTTTCTCTGCTACACAAGAACGTAGCCTTGGTTTGGGTGCAATGGGATGGCATTCTTATTTGCACAAGCATCGTATCCCCCTTGAGTCTCCATCTGCTGTGGTTAAAAACATTCAAATCTTTGAACATATTAAATCAGAAGCAGTTGCAGAGACAGAACAACTTTCAAAGGAACGTGGTGAATGTCCAGATATGAAGGGTACAAGAAGGCGCAATTCTCACCTATTGGCAATTGCACCTAATGCAAACAGTTCAATCATCTGTGGCACGTCGCCATCTATTGAGCCCAGTAAGGCAAATGCATATACGCACAGAACCCGTGCTGGTTCCCATTTGGTTAAAGATAAATATCTTGAAGAGGAATTGGAGAAGATAAATAAGAATGATGCAACAACTTGGAGTTCGATTATCACTAATGGTGGTTCTGTTCAACACCTAAGTTTTCTGTCATCAGAGGTAAAGGATATATTCAGGACTGCTATTGAAATTGACCAAAACGCAATCGTTTCTCAGGCTGCTGATCGGCAACAGTTTCTATGTCAGGGTCAGTCATTAAATGTGTTCTTTCCAGCAGGCGCATCGAAGGCAGACCTACATAAAGTACACTACAATGCTTGGAAGTTGGGTTGTAAGGGATTGTATTATCTTCGTACAGAAACCTCAGCCAAAGCAGAGAATGTGTCAACCAAAATAGTGCGTGATGCATTGAAAGATTACGAAACACAAACAATGACACAAGAGGAGTGTATAGCATGTTCGGGATAGCGCTAACAAAATCGGCAGTTGATTATCTAGATAGTGTTAGATCAGATGGAGACTATGTGTCCCTTGGAGTTAAGGGTGGTGGATGTTCTGGTTTGGAATATGTTTGGGCAATGGCATCAGAGCTTCCAGATGTAAATTGGTCAGAACCAATTGAAAATGTATTAGTACTTGACCCAATGGCAGAGATGTATGTCTTGGGGTCAGAAATAGATTATGTAACAGAGTTGGGGGGTTCGTTCCTCAAAATTAGCAATCCACAACAGAAAAGTAGTTGTGGTTGTGGATCATCGTTTGGAGTATAGTATGAATATAAGAGTGGTAACAAAGTCCGATTGTCCATTTTGCACGATGGCAAAGAGTTGGTTGAAGGAACATGCATTTGAGTATGAAGAGGATTTGATTGATAATGAAGAAGAACGTCTAGCGTTCTATCAGACAATCAATGGCGCTACCGAAGTGGTGGGTGCGATGAATACTCGTAGGGTTAATTCTGTTCCCCAAATCTTTATTGATGACAAGCGTATCGGGGGTTATGATGATCTAATGAAGATGGGTGATGACCTACTGAAGAAACGCAGCGGGGGTGGACTATTACAGTTCAGTGAAACCTATAAACCGTTTCACTATCCTTGGGCAGTAGAGATTACCACACGCCATGAAAAGGCACATTGGATTGAGGACGAACTTGATTTGTCTGAGGATGTGGCTGATTGGAAGTCTGGTAAGGTCACTGAGACTGAGAAGGAATATGTTACCAACATCCTACGCCTGTTCACACAGTCTGATGTTGCAGTGGGTCAGAACTATTATGACCAGTTTATTCCCAAGTTCAAGAATAATGAAATCCGTAACATGCTTGGTTCTTTTGCAGCCCGTGAAGGTATACACCAACGTGCATATGCTCTACTCAATGAGACACTTGGGTTGCCAGACAGTGAGTACCATGCATTCCTAGAGTACAAGGAAATGGTAAATAAGATTGAGTTCATGCAGGAGTCAGACAATACCACAATGAAGGGTCTAGGTCTTGCACTTGCAAAGTCTGTGTTCAATGAAGGTGTTGCACTGTTTGCGTCATTCGTTATGCTCCTCAACTTCCAGCGGTTCGGTAAGATGAAGGGTATGGGTAAGGTTGTTGAGTGGTCTATTCGTGACGAAGCATTATTGGTTGGCACGAAAGTAACAACTAAGGCCGGCGATAAAAATATTGAAAATATAACATTAGAAGATGAAGTGTTACAATTTGATATGAACACAAAAGATTTTTCATATACAAACCCAACAAAAACACAAAAAGTTATTCGTGATGAAATATATCATTTTGAGGGCGCCGGGTTTGACCAAAAAGTTTCACCAAATCATAGAATGATATATGAACAGGGTGGTGAAATAAAGGAATGTTTAGCAAAGGATTTTGAACCATCAGAAGACAAATATTTTATAATTGTTGAATAACTCTTTCGTCTTGAATACTCCATTATTATAAATAGTATTATAATATTAACTGGGGGTATGTTGATGGGGTATATATACAAAACATTAAATGTAACTAATAATAGGGTTTATATTGGTAAAAGTCATAAAAAAATATTTGATGAAAATTACTTTGGTTCTGGAATGTTGCTGCGTCAATCAATAAAAAAACACGGCAGTACTGATCATTTAATTGTTTCTATTATTGAATATTGTGATAATAGTGATATAGATGATAGAGAAATATATTGGATTGACAAATATAAATCTAAATTTGGTGATTTGATATACAATTTATCAGAAGGTGGTTCGGGCGGAAACACAAATAAATATAAATCACCAGAAGAAAGGAATAAAATATATAAACGCATATCAAAGAAAACTATTGGGAGAAAAGATTCGCCAGAAGTAAAATTGAAAAAATCAATATCAGCTAAAAAAAGAATAATAGATTTTCCTAACACATTACCGGACAATAAAGGAAGAATTCATGAGAGGAGTGGTTTAGAAAATATACGAAATGGGATAAAAAAAAGAATTGGTGAGATGACTATAACTGATGGTGTAAATGAAAAAAAGATTATGAATGAAATTGATATTCCTGATGGTTGGCAAAGAGGGAGAAGCAATGCGTTTAAAAATAAATCGAGGGGGAGAACAATGAGTGTTGAATCTTCATCTAAAAAATCAAAACATTTTACTGGAAAAATTAGAATCACAAATAAAGTGGAAAATAAATGGATTTGTGGGGGACAAGAAATTCCAGCTGGATATATAAGAGGAATAACAAAAAGGGGTGACATGATATGCAAATAAAAAGAATTAAATCAACCGATGTAAAAATAACACATACAAAACTTGACGAACCAACAGAATTTCATTGCTTATCTGTTCCGGGTAAATCATTTGTTGTTACGGATGAACATGGCAATAGGTCGGTTACTGGAAATAGTATGCATGTTGAGGGGAACGCTAAACTGTTCCGTCAATTTTGTGTTGAGCATCCCAAGGTAGTTGATGATGATTTCAAGGGAGACATTTATGTTATGGCTCGTGTTGCAGTCAAGTTAGAAGACAAATTCATTGACCTTGCCTATAAGATGGGTGAGATTGAAGGTCTAGATGCGTCTGAAGTAAAGTCATATATAAGGTATATAACAGACAGACGTTTATTGCAGTTGGGTTTAAAAACCAATTTTAAGGTAAAGGAAAATCCTCTGCCTTGGTTAGAGTGGGTACTGAATGGTGCAGACCACACTAACTTCTTTGAGGGAAGAGTTACAGAATATGAGGTGGCAGGATTATCAGGCAACTGGGAAGACGCATATGAGGCAATTGCGTGAAATTAATAGTATGTGAAGAATGTGAAGCAGAGTTTCGTATTAAACATGGGATGGATGAACACCATTATCAAATAACCTATTGTCCTTTCTGTGGTGAATCAACTTATGATCCAGAATTTGTTGATGAGATTGAGTGGAGCGAAGAGGATGAATAATGAGTGATTTTTATATTACTGGAACAAGGAGAGGCCTTGGTCAAGCACTTAGTGTATTCTATGACACAGTAGATACTCTAGAAGATTGTGATGTATTTATTAATTGCAAACATGATGGGTTTCAACAAGTTGATCTATTGTATAAGGCTGCTGAACTCAACAAACGTATAATTAATATAGGATCAAATTCTCCTGATCAGCGTGGAAATAGAATTAGAACTTATCCAACTGAGAAAGCAGCATTAGACTATGCTAATGATCAATTGTTTTATCAAGGAATAGATACAACGATTGTAAGGTTTGGTCGTTTTGATACTGCTAGGGTTGCTCATATTGACGCTCCAAAAATGACTGTATCATATTGTGTATCACTTATTGATTGGATTCTTAATCAACCATATAGAGTAAAAGACATTACGGTTACACCATGAACATGTGGAAATATTGGTGTAAGGCAATCGGGTATAAAGCATTTGATGAGGATGACAAAGCAGACAGGGTTGCGATAATCAGGACTGTTTGGGTTGTCTTACATACAGCAACATGCTTTGCAATTATTGCAAACGCTTGGAGACAGTGGTGACTTGGCACTACAACGGAAAACCATTCACAAGTGAAATGATTGAAGACAATCTTGGTTTTGTTTATATAGTAACTGACAAAAGAAATGGTAAAGACTATATTGGCAAAAAAGGTTTAGTGTCTAAAAGAAAATTACCCCCACTGAAGGGTAAGAAAAGAAAACGCATCAAGATAGTGGAGACTGATTGGAAAACTTACTGTGGTTCAAATGAAGAAGTAAAGTTGTTAGTAGAAGAACACGGATTAGAATTGTTTGATAGAAAAATTGTTCGGCTATGTAAATCAAAGGGCGAAATAAATTACTATGAAGCTAAACTTCAATTTGACACAGATTGTCTATTAAAACCAGATGAATTTTATAATGCATTTATAGGATGTAAAATAAGTCGCTCCCACCTAATAACTAAACCCTAAAACACCCGAATCACCTAAATAATCCTATATCGTATTTTATAGGAGTCAGCGATGGAAATATTTGCAATTATCGCTGAACTTGGTTTTACGGTTACTGCCGTTTTAGCTGGTGGTGCATTTATTATTATTCTCCTAAAATATATACTAGCATCGGTGGTAGATTCCGCTGCGACATTGAATATGTTGATTACGGCGTTAGATAACCGTGTCAAAACTATTAATAATGAAATTGTGAGACTAGACTCTTTGGTATGCCATGTATTGGGTGTAAAACCAGATGTCCGAAGGATGTCTGCTGCCGATGGCAAGGAGGATGCCAGAAAGGACTAGTTGAATGGAAGAGATTATTAAAGCAGTCCAAGAACAGGGCATTACTGTAGTTATGGCTGTTGGTATGGGTTATTTCATATTCTTTATTTGGAGATACGTCACCCAAGAAATTCTTCCCGCATTGGAAAAGGCAACCGGAACTACTATTGGACTTATTGATAGGGTACGGATGCTTGACAATGATATGATACGAATGGACCAAAAGATCAATACTATACTGGAACTTCGTGATATTGAGAAGGAGAAGAAGAATGATTAGGTTTATACCGATATTATTGTTTGTTCCTTCACTTGCGTTTGCTGGAGATTTGACGCACCAATGGAAGTCTCCTGCTTTTAGTGGGCAGGGATATAGCGCCCATGTTCTAACTATTGAGAATCAAGAGTTCTCTAGGAAACAAGCAATCAAAGAGAAACGAGAAGCAGAGGAACGTCAAGCAATACGAGATGCTGCAAATACGAACCTATCTAAATTTATGAAAAATGTAGAGTCAAGGATATATGCTCAACTTTCAAAACAATTAGTAGATAGTATGTTCGGAGAAGAATCTTCAACTTCCGGCACAGTTACTTTTGAGGGTACAACAATCAGTTACACCAAAAGTTCTGAAACCGTAGAATTAACGATTGTGGATGCAAATGGTAGTTCGACTATTATCACTGTTCCTGTTGGCGACTTTACTTTCTAGTTGTGCATCTATCCAACCGATAGATGCACCTGAAGTAACTTCATCGCCAATGGTAGATGAACTAAAAAATATCCCGGCACCAGTGCAAAAAGTGCCGATAGCAGTGTATAAATTTAATGACGTTACTGGTCAGAGAAAGTCTGGTAATAATCTTGCTTTGCTTAGTAGTGCGGTTACACAGGGCGGTGACATATGGTTACTGCAAGCATTAAAGAAGGCTGGGAATGGTGAGTGGTTTCAAGTTATTGAGAGGATGGAATTAGACAATCTTCTTAAAGAACGGCAGATTATACGAAACACAAGAAAGTCGCACGAAGGAGATAAAGCAGAAAAGATCAGGCCGCTACTATTTGCAGGAGTGTTACTAACAGGCGGTATAGTTGGTTATGATACTAATACGGAAACTGGTGGACTAGGTGTAAGATATTTGGGTATTGGTATATCTGATGAGTATCGTAAAGATATGGTTACAGTTGCTTTACGATTAATATCGGTACAGACAGGTGAGGTGTTACTAGCAGTCAGTTCTCAGAAGACAATTCTGAGTACTAAGTTATCTGCTACAGTGTTCAAGTTTTTGGATATGGGAACAAGCTTGCTGGAGACTGAAGCAGGTATAACAGACAATGAGTCTACTACCTATGCCGTGAGGAAAGCAATTGAACAATCGGTTATAGAAATTATTAAGGTGGGTGAGAAAAATAAACTTTGGGAATTTAAAAAGGAGAAAATCAAATGAGAACGAGCATACTTACTATTCTCGCTTACTTTGTTATGATGAATGTGGGTTATGCGAGTGACGTTTACATTACGCAGTCTGGTGCAAGTCTGACTGCAAACATCAATCAAGATGGACAAGACAACCAATTTGGTGACGGGACAACTGATGTTACCCTAACAGGTGACAACCAGACGTTGGACATTGACCAAGTTGGTAGTACAAATACTATTGCTGCATCTGTCGTTGGTGCAACACAAGAGTTAACAATCAACCAGACAGGTAGTAGTAATACGTCTACCGTATCGGTTGGTTCTAGTTCTTCATCTGATGACAACAGTATTATCCAGACAATCACTGGTAGCTCAAATACGACTACGGTGAATGTGGGTAATAGTGCTGCGTCTAGTGATGCCGATGTTGATCTTGTTGTTACAGGTGACAGTAATACAGTGACTATTAATGAAAATAGTACTGCAACAATGGCGAGTGGTGATAAGAAGGTGACAAACATTACAGCGATTGGTGGAAGTAATACTATTACATCTACACACACTGGTGCTGCTGACCAAGACACAACCCTGCATCATACGGGTTCATCTAGTACTTTTTCTATTACACAGGGTGGTGCATATGATGGAACAGTGGACATGACAACAGTGGGGTCAGGCCATGATGTTACGATTACTATGGACGATTAGTATTATTTTCTTTAGTACCAATGCTTATGGTGCTATTGGAAATGTGGTCAAAGGAAACGCTTCTGTAGAAAGGTCTGGTGAAAAGACTGATCTAAAGAAGGGTTCCGATATTGAGTTTAAGGACACTGTGAAAACTGGTAAAGGTGACATAGGTATCACGTTTGTTGATGATACTAATGTTGCAGTGAGTGCCCACAGTGCTTTGGTAATTGATGAATTTATATATGACCCTAATTCTAAAACAGGCTCTAAGTTGGTCATGAATATTGCACTTGGCACAGTGCGATATGCGAGTGGTAATATTGCTAAATTAAATCATCAGAACGTAGAAATTAGAACACCAACAGCAAGGATTGGTGTGTTGGGGACTGCATTCAGTATGACCGTGGATGAGGTTGGAAAATCTTTAATTATTCTACTACCCAACAAAGACGGGACCGTAGGTAAGATATCGGTAGAGACTGATGCGGGACAAGTTATTATGAACCAAGCATTCCAATCAACATTAGTTAGTACGGGGGAAAACAAACCATCTAAGCCTGTAATACTAGATTTGACATTAGACCAGATTAATAACATGTTGATTATTAAACCGCCCAAACAGAAATTGTTGGATTTATTAGAGGATTCTAAAGACAGTAAGAATTTACTTGATATTGATCTCTTAGAGTTTAATGATTTAGGTAAGAACGAATTAGAAGAAGACCTATTTGGGTTTAATGAATTAGACATTAACGATTTGGATGTTGACCTACTTGGAAATATCCTAGACCAGATTGCCGCTTCACTCGCACAATCAGAGATGATTGATGGTAGAACAAGTGGGTTTAATAAAGTCACACAGGTCAACACACTGGTAGATGGAAACAGCACACGCATCATACGAAGAGTAGGAAGTAACACAGTAGATTTAGACTTGATAAACGACTATGGTTATAGGATTAATATTACACAGGGAATGCCTGTGCCGGAGATAACAACAAAAGATGAAAACGCTTCTAATATCATTAATATTACTCAGTCTGACTAACTTTGCACTTGCTGGCAACAGTGTGTTCATTGAACAGATAGGTACGAGTACAGATTCTACGATAACTGTAGATATTGACGGTAATAACAATTCCGTAAATCTTACTATGGAAGGTACTAACAATGATTTGAATATTACACAAGGGGGAAACAACAATACAGTCAGTTGGATTTCTTATTGGGGTAGTGGTGAGACTTGGGGTGGTGATTTGGATGGTAACAGCAACACCATAAAAACTGAACAATACAACACCACCGGCACAGATACGAATAGGGTGGGTATGCATATTCAGAGCAATAGCAACACGGTTAGTGTTGGCCAAGGATGTACATATGATAGCCAATCAGACACAACTTGTTCTGGTACTATATCAGAATATGGTGGCCATACTGTGAATTTAGACTTACATTCAGGTAATAATAACATCAAGGTGGGTCAATCATCAGGTTCGGTTGATGCAGACCATTATGCACAGATTTACATGTATGGTGGGGAATATAATACTATGTTTGTCAAGCAGGATGGTAGTGGAAATAAGACCCTAAATATAACAGTGAGGACAGATGGTGGGACACAATCTGTTATTCAAAAAGATAGCGGGGCCCATAGTGCAACAATAGATTTGACAGGTAGTTATCACACAGATTTGAATTTGATTCAGCAAGGTAGTACAAACCAATCATATTCATTGACACAGAATTGTCTGACAAGTGGTGGATGTAGTGTGGGAATTACGCAAGGAAATTAGTTATGAAAAAGTGGATTATATCATTATTCGTCATTTTAGTATTGTGTGGATTGCGTTTTGCAGACCCGTGGTTCCTAGACATGGTTCGCCTCAAGGCAATGGATCAACATCAGCGCAATCAAGAAACACTGATAATTGATAATGTTGTTACTGTAGAAATTAACAATCAGACAATCAGAGAACGTGGGCAGTGGCCTTGGGATAGGGAAACACTTGGTAACGAGATTATCAAACTCTATCAAGCAGGAGCGTCATTAGTCGTTGTTCCTATTCTATTCGCAGACCCAGACCGTGGGGGTAAGGATACATTCTTTGCTAACGTGCTCAAACAAACACCAACTGTTATAGGGCAGATACCTAGCACAGACAATAGTAATTCTGGTGTAGTGCGTGGTGTTGCAACGGTTGGCCATCCTTGGAAAAATTGGGTATATAGATACCCCGGTGTGGTTGGTCCTATTCCAGAACTTGCAAAGAGTGCCAATGCTGTTGGTATGATGGTTATTGCACCAGAGGCTGATGGTGTAGTTAGACGTATGCCTTTGGTGATTGCAGTGAATGATAAAATATATCCATCTATCAGTATGGAAATCCTACGCATGGCATCAGGAGACATATCGTTCCAGATGAAGACGGGTATCGCTGGTGTAGAAAAACTACGCATCCCCAAATATAAAAATGATTGACACAGATGCCAATGGTAACATATGGTTGGATTTTCAGTGGAGAACAAAAACTCACCCCCTACATGAGAAATTACCAGACCTCAAAGGTAAAATCGTTATACTCAGTATGACTGCTTCTGGTCTTGGAAGCCCTGTTGCAACCCCTGTGGGGGTCATACAGTCCCATGACCTTATTGGTGCATCACTTGCTACCATGATGACAGGTCGCAATATAACCAGACCATTTTGGACTGATCTTGCAGAATTAGCAATCAGCGGTGTTGGTGCATTAATCCTAGCACTAACAGTTCTCACATTGGCGTGGTATTTTGGTGCAGTATTACTGCCATTGTTCCTTGTCGGTTCATTCTATGGTTCATCTTACCTATTCACGGAATACAGTTATCTGGTGGATTGGTCCTATCCCGTCCTTACTATGTTTGTAGTTTGGGCCATTGCTGCGTTTCTGCGGTTCATGGAAGAATATAAACAGAAAATGGAAATCAAGAAACAGTTCGCTGGATATGCCAGCCCAACTGTGGTTCGGTTACTACAAGAAAATCCATCACTGATCAAAGACGGTATGAAGAAGGAGATTAGTATTTGCTTCTCTGATCTTCGTGGGTTCACACCATTAGGCGAGAGTTTTGGTGATGATGTCAAGGGTCTTACTGAAATCATGAATGGATATATGGATGCAATCACACAACCTATTTTAGATTCAAACGGCATGGTAATCAAATATATCGGTGATGCAAGTATGCACATTCATAACGCACCCATAGATGACCCAGACCACCCAAAGAGCGCAGTTAAAACTGGGCTACTGATGCTAGATGCAGTAGTGAAGTTTAATGACAAGATCGTTGCTGAAGGCAAACCACCTATAGGAATGGGTGCGGGTATCAACACAGGGTTGGGATATCTTGGAGAGATGGGTTCTACCATGCGACACAGTTATGATGTCCTTGGTGATGCAGTCTCTACCGCTGCTCGTATTGAGAGCAAGTGCAAAGAGTATGGGTGTCTGTTGTTGGTTGGTGAAGCCACATATGACTTAACCAAGGATGACTTCTTCTACTTGAAGGTTGATGAGCTTGCAGTGAAGGGTAAGACTGTTGGTATTCGAATATATACCGTTCTCAGTGAAATGGGATGGATGATGGAGAATACCAATTGGGGTATAGCAGAGAGCCAACATGAGAAGATGCACGAATATTATCGTAATCAACATTTTGACCATGCTATTAGATTATGTAATGATTTGATGAATGAATTCGACGGTAGAATGAAAAACTATTATACTATGTGGATTGAACGCTGTGAGTTTATGAAGACACAACCACTTGAAGAGGATTGGGATGGAATCTTCTGGGCTCAATCAAAATAAGAAGCTTTTGTCGCAACCACAAAATACTAAATACATGTATGAAACATACATATCTATACATCAAAACACATTCTTCAGGATTAAAGTATTTGGGTAAAACCGTACAAAATCCATACACATATATGGGCTCCGGCACGCATTGGATTCGCCATTTAGATAAACATGGTATAGAACATACTACGGAAATACTATTTGAGACTAACGATAAGTTATTATTTAAGGAAACCGCACTCTACTATAGCCACTTATATAATATAGCAGAATCCAACGAATGGGCTAATATAGTACATGAACAGGGTGATGGCGGAGACACATCCCACAGTCCAGCGTACCAAGCACACATAGCAAGCAAAAACTTTTTGTATGGCGAAAAAAATGGATTTCATGGTATGAAACACACAGATGAAACTAAACGCAAAATAAGTGAAGCAAACAGGGGTAGGGGCTTGGGCATTCCTAAGAATCACGGAGATAAACTAAAATCAGTATGGGCAGAAAAGGGTCATCCCCGTAAAGGTAAAGAGCCTTGGAACAAAGGTAAAAAAGGATCGCAATCCAGAACTCAAAATATGATGGAAAGTTATAGTATAAAAGTCATTTTTGAAGGTGTAGAATATCCGTCACTCAATGCCGCTAGTAGAGCAACAGGGTTAAGTGCCTATAAGATTAAGATAGCCACCACAAAGTAGGAGAGAACTATGAGTAGGAATTATTTTTCATCGAAGACAGGTCATAAGGCATCAGATATATATTTAAAAAATCAACCCCTTTGGTATGATAGCGATATGTTGAAACATGGGATTGTTTGGTTCATCATTGGAACAATCGTCGGAGTACTCGTATCGTATATTTAATTATTTTAAAAAATATCAAAAAAAGACTTGACAATCCCTTTACAATGTGTTATATTATACTTGTAGATTGGTTCTAAGGAAAGATATAAATATGATTATGGATGTATACCTCCACACATTCCTTGCAATGGGTGCTATTGGTGCCGCATATTATGCAGGAGGTTATTTCTCAAAGACAAATATTAAGAATATCATCGGCTCTATGCTTGAAACCCTAGAGAAAGAGGGTTTTATTGCAACATCAATGGATAAGGATGGCGACAAAGAGTTGATTCCTATTTCAGAATTAATTGCATATGCGCTTAAAGATTCTGAAAAAACACTTGACAAACCCTAAAAATAGTTTATAGTTATATAATGAACAGTATGCATTTATTGCCTGTGTATTATTCGACTACGAATACACGCAAGCGCAAACAGAAAAGAAGTCGGCCTCTGTCCTAGAGGCAGAGCGTCAACACGACAAGTTTCTCAAGAAGATGGGTATAGGCACTCGTAGCTCAGTTGGATTAGAGCAACGGCCTTCTAAGCCGTGGGTCGCAGGTTCGAGTCCTGTCGAGTGCGCCAAATCACAGACCTGTAGTTCAGTCTGGTTAGAACGGAGCGCTCATAACGCTTATGTCGCAGGTTCGAATCCTGCCGGGTCTACCAATAATGTTCTGTATGATTCTTCTATGGCAAAGAAACCAGAGAAGATTTATACTGGTATTGAGATTATAGGTATTGCACAGATGCATAAATCCAATGCAGTGCCAGTTCGGGGTAAGAAACAGGCAGAAGAGATTGCAAAGATGAGGCGAGGATGACCGAAGATCGCATTAAAGAACTTGAAATAGAGAATGAAAAACTCAAGAACATTCTCCGTAAAGTATTTCCAGAAAAGTCGGGACACTTCTTCATTTGTGGAGAAGCTGGTGAGAAGGATAGTTCTGGATTGCCAGATAAGATTTTTGTTTGTCCCACATACGGGCTTGATGGTTTTCAAGTATATAAAAAGGATGGCGACTATCGTGCGCCAGGATGGTAAGAGAAATGAATAATAAAGATTATGTTGTTGTTACTACTATTTCATCGCACCGTATGCGTTATGTAATGCATCGTGATGATCTCCA